CCCTCAGATCGTCTCGCAGCTCATTGTCGGTCAGCAGGTCCCGATACCGTGCTCGGATTGTCGATAGATAACCGCTTACAGAACTGTTCTTGTAATCCTGATCGAGCAAATGATCGCGATAGGCTGCCAGGTCAGGAGCAAGAGGATCGGCCTCCTGATCATCCAACCACCGGGCAAAGCGCCGGATCCGTGACTTCTGATCCTTGCTTGGCGTCGCTGGCATCAGCAGGGCCAGCGTCGCTTGCCTGGTATCTGTGGTTGTCAGCGCTCTAGCTTCCATCGCTCACCTCTCAATAATAACTTCGTATTCGCACAATTCTAGTAACCTATCCTGTTGGTTTTGCTGGGCCAGGATTAGGGGCAGGACAAAATAACTCCCACGTATCGCCCTCATCTTTCCAACATCTATAACCCTTTTCTCGCATTATAGCCGTCGTACCTGGCGGGCGTACACACACTTGCTCCTTAGCTCCACAAAGCACACATTCTATAAGCATCCTCCACGAGCCAAACTCATATCGAGCCAAGATGTTGCCTCCACAGTCAGCACAATGAACAGGAACCGGCACCCATTCAGCGATCTTCAGGTCCCACGTGTGACCGGTGGGCAGATCCAGATAATAATCCGTAACTCTGAAGATCTCAGCTCGAAACGACTTTCCTTCCAAGCCCCATCGTCTCGTTGTGGTTTTGCGTCCCTGCTCTATTCGCCTGTACGAAAGATAGGCGCCAGCCAAGATACGAGCTAGCAACTCAATAGCAGCTTCTGCCGTCATATCTATTCGACGATTGCGGGCCACCCATTCTAAAGGGAACCTGGCTTGCTTACTTGAATTACACGTTGGACAACTGGCCACATAATTAGGAGCTTGACTTACCCCTCCCCGAGATCTTGGGATCACATGTTCTTGCGCGTACAATTCGATCCCAGACTCTGTGTCGATGCTGATTAGCTTGCCACAATAAAAGCAAACCAACTGGCCATCCTCATTGGTTCGTGTTCCGATGTACTTTGAATCCAGCACATCAGTCAACTGGTGGTAAACTTTCCTCAAAAACTCGTCGCCTATTCCCATCCCTTTGGCTCCTGTCAGTCGCCTAGAAGCTCTCTAAGCGCGAAAAACTGGGTTATGGACCCTGGTATGCGTATCTTAAAATCAGCGCTTAGAGAGCCGCTGCGCGAAGGTCTATTTGTAAGCGGCCTGTAAGCGGCCTGTAAGCGGCCTGTAAGCGGCAATGTTTACAACCGACGTCAAATCCGCAAAATTTGTGACCTTTTTCCACATTGCTATTCATCAGGATACAGCGTCCGCTTGATCTCGGCCTTTTCTTCAGGCTCCAGAACCAGTGATCCGTCCTCGTAAGCATCTAGCGCATACTCCAGAAACCGCCTGGCCAGCTCGCCGATGTTAACCTTGTGTTCGCCTGCAATTTCTTTGATACGCTCCTGAAGGCCTCGGGGGATCCCTCGATATGTAACCACAATCCCTTGCTCGCGCTGTTCTGCCTCCCAGCTACGATCCCGTTTTGTGGGCCGTTCGGTCAATACGTCCGCAGCTTCCCCGAGCTGATCCTGGAGACGTCTACGATCTGTCATGGATCCTCCAGACCAACCGAGCATACTCTTTTGCTGCCCGACTCTTGGTGTCTTTCTCCCAAATCGTCACGCCCTCGGCCGCACATTCGCGCAGTACTGTAGCCCTATGAATTGGATCCAAAACCATCTTTTCACCAAAAGAGGAGCGCAGGTCCTCCAATGTAGCGGCGCTTTCTTTTGTCACCTCGTCAAAGAACGTAGGCAGAATGCCCAGGACCGAGCCGCGCCACCGTTCGTTGTCTCGAAGGATTTTCAGTGTCTGTGATGTCCGGATCACTCCCTCAGAGGCCAAATAGTCCGTCGCTGTCGGAATGATCACCCAATCGCTGGCCAGCAGCGCCGCCTCCTGGAGCCCTCCCACACTGGGCGCCGTGTCCATAATCACCATGTCGATCGTCGATTTAGCAATATCAGGCAAGTGCCGCTTGATGGCCTGCAATGTCGTTCGCTCTGCATTCAAGACCAATTGCGCAGTCGACGTCCGCTTATCTCCAGGAATAAAGTACAGTCGATCTCGCCCTGTACTTCGAACCACGTCAGAGAGGGACAAATCAGATACCAGCCAATTAAACACGCCCGATTCGTGGTTGCGCCCCAACGCGCTCGCCACCTGTCCTTGTGGATCAAGGTCGATCAAGAGAACCTTATGCCCCTTGACCGATAGGCCATGAGCTACGCTAACGGCAGTCGTGGTCTTACCCACGCCCCCCTTTTGGTTGCAAATCGTGATCACTTTCATAATGCCCCCTTGGGTAACTTTTAGCGCTCGCGGCCCCGATTGTCCTGCAGATACCACGCACCGGTCGACTGGTACGCCTTGGCCAGCAGCTCCATCGTCGACTGGTGGATCCGCTCTGACGTGATCTCGCCGGCCTTACCCACGTACACCTTGAATAGCTGTCCCTTGTGTCGCTTGACTGCATAGTGATAGCAGCCGCTCTTGTTGGCCCTGGGCGCAATCGAGAACGTGCCATAACTGAACTGAACACGATAGCTCTGCTCGCCGTTCATCGTCTCGTCAGTCAATTGTCCAAATCGAATCGCTTGCTTGGCCATAACTCAATCTCTCACGAATTCGTGAATGACTACCCAAAAAAAGAGACGCTCACCCGTCCTCGCGCTTTTCCATCCACCGTTCTACCTCTGTAGTAGGGACAAGCCACACCCAATTATTCAGCTTGCGCCCTTGCAGAGTACCGTCAATGAGCAAGCGCCTGATATAAGAGTCAGTAACACCCGCCAGCTCTGCTGCTTCTTTGGTTGTCAATTCCCGACGTGTTGTCTCTGACATTAACTCACCTCACTTTCTATTATACACGAATTCGTGAATGACGTCAAGCCCCACTTTCGCCAAAAGAAAAGCCCCGGCCTGCTGGCCAGGGCTCAATTCGCACAATGGACGTGCTATAACAATCGTGGTTGCATCACACGTGGGGGTTCTGAAAGATCGAGCCTCTGCAGCTCGACCGGTCGCTTGTACGTGCCGGCCACCAATCGCTGTGCTATCTCGGCCGCCTCTTCCCTGCTCTCATAAGAGATCCCTTGCTGATCCATCTCGAGCATAAGCACGTCGTGGGCCTCTGTTCGCCGATAATCCAGCACCGGATCGGTATGATCTCGCTCTTGCGCTGCCCGAGCTGCCAGATATCGCCTGGCCAACCTCTGCAATTTTCGCGTCGTCATCGTCCCTCCCCGCGCGCCTCCAGATCAATCACCCGTGCCTGAGCTGTAATGTCCCTATCGTGTGGTACGCCCAGCAGGTCACACAGTTGATCGTGCAATACGCCCCGCTGTCCTTCCAGCCACCGGAGCTCTGCATCGTCCTCGAATTCTGAATACCTGATCCGGTCGATCACCGCCAGGTATTCGCGCGCTACAGACACAAGCATAATCGGCCCCAGTTGACAACTGTCAACATTCTACCATGCCTATGGCAGTTGTCAATACCCAATTCCAACCGGGGGCAGTCGGGCCGCTTAACTTCGTATTCCGCTCTTTCTAGCTCATAATGCCACCCCCAAAACCTGCTATCCCGGCTCTCACTCGTAATTAGTATTACTACTCGATTGCCCCGCTCCTGGCCACCAGCGCCGCGCCGGCCTACCAGTAATAATAATTACCGCGGGATTTTTATAGCCGTAAGGTACTATTGCCAGCGCCGGCCGTTCGTGCTATGATGGTCCTACATCGAGCTGCCAGACTCTCTCTGGCCCGGCCCCTACCCGGTCACCTGTAGGCAGCAGGGCCATCGCGATCTGATGGCCAGGCAGACAAAACCACATCACCAACAAACAGAACGGCGACAACCATCACATCAGGCAGATCGTGCCTCCGAGGATGCGCGTCGCTGTTTTCGTTGGGCGCATGCCTGGGTGGGCATGCGCCTTTTTGTTTGCCACTGTTGGGGACACTGCGAACGTGTGAACAGTGTTAGGGATCAGCGACTCGGCGTCAGGACAGGACGCCAGCGAAAGAAAGCCCTTCGGCGTTAGCCACACGTCGCCGCATTGTCCCACTGCCCCACCCCCTGGCACCGCCGCGGCCAGGACCGGTGTATCCATCGAGCGGCACCCCTCGGCAGCGATCACCAGATCGCCATCGTCGAGGCCATCGGGCGCCCACCAGGCGGCCCGGTGTGTGGGGGACGACCCACCTCAACAGGATCGCTTCACCGACGAAACCAACCACGAATACGCGCAGGAAACGGCCCGAAGGGGCGTTTCCTGCATACGGGAGGGGTATATCTCATGAGCAAACACGGCGGGCCAGCCTACCAGGTAAAGCAGGCCCTACAACGGGGCTTTGTGCCAGGCACCTCGAGGGAAGCCGACAAACAAAAGGGCCTAACCGATGGCCGTATCTATAGCATCAGGACCATGCGGACCTATGTCAGGGACAATACCCGGTTTTTCAAATGGGCGCGCGATCGCTACCAGGTCCGGGATATTCGTAACCTGACGCCGGCAATGGCCCGCGCTTACCTCAACCACCTGGCCGACAATGAATGCAGTGGGGGATACCTGGGCCGCGTTAAGGCCGCGATCGGCAAGCTGTCGGTCATTCTAACCGGCAAGCGCTGGGATCTGGGCAGAGGATGGCACAGCGATCGGCGCCCCGAGCGGGTCTACAGTAGAGAGGATGGGCAGCGCATTGTCCAGGACCTGCGCGGCCACGCTCGCGATCCCCAGCTCGGGGACGTGGTACAGATCCAGCTCGCCGGCGGCCTGCGCATTCGAGAGGCGGTGCAACTGCGCGCCCATGACCTCGATCCCAAGCGCTGCATCATCCGGCTGCAGCGGGGCAGCCTGGCCCAGCGAACGCGGCGCGCGGTGCGAGAATCGTGCAACCGGCAGGGCATCGAATGCTATGGCACCCATGGCTTTCGTAAAACGTTCGCCCGGGCGCGCTATCAATCCTATCGTGACCAGGGTATGACCGATACCGAGGCCCGCCAGGCCCTGGCCAGGGATCTGGGGCATGGGCGCATAGATGTAACCAAAAGCTATGTGTAGCAGCCGAGAGTGTCCCTGGGACAATTCAGCCGTGTGGACTGTGGTTGTGTCGCTGTTAGGGTGCAGAATGATAAGCTCACCTTCTCTCACCCCGCCACCAGCTCGCGTCTCGCAAATCGGGAGAGTCTATCACCTGGGGAGCCTCTATATAATCGGCACATGCCTGTCGGATTAGCTGCCAAGTCTTTTGATAAAGCCAATTACATGCCGCAGGGCAAACATCAGCCAAATGGTCCAGGGCCTGCACGGCGTCCTCCTGAGACCAGTTAACCCAAGTCTTGGCCAACCAACACATAACGCGCCACGTTCGTTCCTCGTCACTTTTCCTCACCGTCGCAATATCTATCTCATTCCGCGCTCTTGCGACAATATCAGCCTTCACTTCTTCTCTCAATGAGCCTATCTGCTCTAGATGTTCAGCAAAGGACCACATGCTATCATCAGAGCCGACCCACACATCAAACGTGATCCCCGAAAAGCGGGTATGAAACTCGCCAAAATCGAATGTGGCCGTTCTCTTCCTTCCGTCGTTCACAATTGTATCCGTTTGCCTTTCAGTCGATACAACCGCTCTACCTCTTGGGCCGTCTCTTCGGGATTCGTCGCATCATAGATGTTAAAATAAAACGTCTGGTAATACACGGGGCCTGCTCGGCCCCTTGGCCCGCCCGCTGCCGGCGATGGCCCTCCCCGTCGCATCCCTTCCGCAATGAGTGAGGATGCCGCAGAGCTGCCGACCGTCAACGGCCCCCGCGTCGAGCTGAACGTACCGCCACTGATCACACGATCGTCGAACGGGACGGGCATTGGAATGCCCATCGGATCATTCATCGGACCGCCTTGCCGCATATCATCGTTTGATATCGTGGTCACAGTAGAGGACCCAATCGCTTTTTCGACCTTGCGCAGCACCTGCGCGCTCTCGCTCGAATTGAATACCTGCGCCCCGAACGGCAGCGCTACCAGCTCCTTGCCTCCCTCACCGACCCACGTCAGCCCGTATGCCGGCCCACCGTGCTGCCGTGTAAAATCAGGTACGCTCGCCCCCGGCGAAAACTCTTGCGACACGTCGCGGATCTCTTTGATCCGGATCGTCACGTCCTTGGTGCTCGGGATCGCCTCGATTGCATCTCGAAACTGTTTGAATTTTGCCGCCGCCGCCACCGCCGCCTCGTCGAGCTCACCCATCTTTTTCCGGTGCGCCTCGATCACCGCCTGCGAATCCCGCACCGAGGCCGCCGTAGTGTCCACCTGTTCTTGAAACCCGGCATTGGTTGTCGTCGCCGTCTGCGTCGCCACCGTCGTGTCAGCCAGCAACGTCCCAAATTTCTCGATCTGGAGATTTTCCATTTTGTTGATCTCGACCAGATGCGCCAATTCTTCGTCGTATGCCGTTGCCGCAACGGTGCCCTCACCCAGGCGCGCGTTCAGGGCCAGCATGCGGTTGGTCAAATTGATCGACGCCTCGTCGGCCAGGCCAAACGCCAGTTGTGTCTCGGTCACCGCCGTGCTGTACTGCTCTGCCGTGATCTTGCCCTCGTCCAGCAGCGTCCCCAACTGGCTGATCGCCTGACTGGCGATCTGCGCCTCACTGGCCCCCTTCAAGCTCTCGGCCATGCTGGCGTATTGTGTCGCCGCTTCCCCGGCGACTCGGTTCGCCTCCTCTTGCGCCGCCCGCCAGTCCTCGACCGCGGGGATCGTGCCCAGCACCGCGCGTTCGAGATCCGCCTGGCTGCCGCTGTGTGTGGCCACCGCATCCGCCGCCAGATATGATGTCCGTGTCACGTTTTCGTAGGCGCTCGCTACGTCATGCTGATACTGGCCCAATGTCGACACACTATCAATAGCACGCGCAGCATAACCTCCATACTCGGATATGGCACGGTTGGTGACGCCCACAGCATCAGTAAAGGCTTCCGTCGCTCCCAACGCCCCGTAAATCTTGCCTTCCAACCCCGACAAAACGCCACTTACGTTCAATCCAATGAGATCCCCTAGCTCGACAAAAGCCTTCGCCGTCTCTCCGACTTGCTTCTTTACCAGATTGAACGCAATGACCATAGGATTAAGCTGTATGGTCATCTTTTGCAACCAGGCAACCACCCCCCCCGTTGATTGCCCCATCGCCCTCAATATCGTCACCGTCTGCTCTACTGTTGTAGGCAGCCCACGCAGACGACGTGTCAACTCGTCTACCTCAACGGCAGCATCGACCACTTCCGCAGCCATCTCGGCAAACCCGGCCTTGGCATCCTCAACAGCCGCCTCGACCTTTTCAAAGTCGCTGGCGAGATCCCCCCCCGTCTCGCCCATGTCGGCCATCTTGCGCTCGCCCTCGACCAGCATCTCGTTCAAAAACGCTTGCTTCTTTTCGACAGTTGTCAGATCGTCGGCCGTCTTGCCCAGCTGCCTGGCGTATCTCTCGTACGCCTGTTCAGCCCGGATCGTCAACCCCAGGTTGTCGGCGATCTGCATCGACTGCCGGCCGGCCGCCGTCACAAAATCGTCGATGCTCTTGGCCGCGTCCTGCCCCATCGCCTGACCCAAGGTCCGCGCCACCTTGGTCAGACGCTCGAATTGCTCCGGCGTCTGCGCCACGTCGAGCATCATCGCCTTGCTCGCCGCCGACATGGCCGTCATGCGGTCGATGGTGTGATCGCTCGCCCCCTGGATCGCCGCCGTGATCTCGCGTCCGCTCGAGCCGGCCGCTTTGGCCAGTCCGTCCAGTGCGTTCGCCTGCCGCTGGATCCCCGCGCCCACCTTGACGAAATCCATCGCCGCCTGCGCCGTTTTCAGCGCCGCAAACGCCCCCGCCGCGACCTTGGCCGCTTTGGTAACCGCGTCCAGACCCTTTTTCGAGTCCTTAGCACCGCCGCCCTCTGCTTTACTTTTTAGAATAATCTCAAGCTGCTCAGTAGCCATACGACACGCTCCCATAATCCCCGCGTGCCATATGGGTAGCGGTGCATCAGCCGTGCAGTCTCAAGACCGGTGGGCTAGCTTATTTGATTGTTAAACCTCTAGTTTTTCAACGAGTCCGGGCGCTCACCAATGACCAGCTCTGCAATCAGATACACAAGAGCCGTCAAGTGACGAATAATCTGTGAAAAGATCTCATGTTGTCGCTGTTTGCGCGCGTGAGCGCGATCTGGCTCCATTGTTGCACCCTAACACTATTCTTCCAATGCCTTGACCGGCCACACAATCCCCCAGCCGATGAGACGTCGGTATTGGTCTAACATATCTTCGGAGAGATCCATATCGAGGACACGCATATCAGGGAACCCATCAAACATCACATACCAGAACGGATCAGCCCATCTCTGCAGGCCAGCTCGCGAAAAGCGCTTATGGAGCTCTGTTCGCCATGCCATTAGCTCCTGGTGGGGATCTCTCAGATCGGCCCAAAAGTCATGCTGGAGCGACTGCCACAATTCTTTGCGCTGCTCCTCATAGGACGAATCGAGGATCTGTTGTAGTATCCTCTGCACCACCTTTTTCTTCTTGCGCGTCTCGCCGGCCACACGGCGCATCAACTGTTGGCCATCCTCGATAAATGGCTGTTGATCCTCCCTAAATCGGACATAGGCCGCAAGCTCTGATTGAACCTCTACCAAATGATCGTAGCTGTTGGCCAACGCATAGCGACGTTCAAGCTCGGCTATCCAATCCCGAGCGGCCCGCGCCTCGTCCGTCAGCGCGTCGACCTCGGCCAGCGCTTCTTGCACAGCCGATAACTGATCGGGCTCATTTGTCAAAGCCTCTATTGTCTCTCGGATCTGTGCCTCGAATTCCACCCTGTGAGGCATGTCAACCCCTAGCAAATAGGCAGCCTCGTCTTGCCGTGCCTTCTTATAACAGTGCCCAAGCGAGGATACCCGATTGCTCAATACCGATATCAACCCCTTGTCTGCCATTCCTTGCCCTCCGATCACTTAAACGTGACGTTAACGCCAATGTCGGCTAACCGCTTTACAATACGAGCACGCGCCTGCACAAACTGACGTTGGATCCATTCCTTGTCCTTGTGCCAGGCCCGCGCAAACATAAACGCTCCCTTGTACCCATGCCTGGCGATTTTTCGCGCCACAAAAAACCACGCTCGAGCATCCCCCAGGACGATATGACACCAGCGCTCGATCGGCCCGCGCGGCGGCCAGCTTCCCGGGCGCCGGCCCAACTCCCTTACCAATGCGTAAGGTGTGGCCCCCGAATGCACCACGCCCTGAATCCCCACCACGCCGCCCCCTGCCGGCGACATAGCGCCCCCGATCGTCTCGCCTTCAGATCCGATCTGACTTCTCAGCGTCTCACTAACGCCTACCGGAGTAAACTCTTTTACGTCATTCTGCAACTGATAGACTGACTTTACCATAGCCTTTTGCATCTCGTCTCGCGAGATCTCGGGGAACCTGGCCAGCAGCGCAGCCGCCTGCTCTAGCCCCTCAGTTGTAACCTCATAGCTCGCATTGGTCATTTCTCACCCCTACTCTTCCCGAGGGAAGTACAGTGTCGCACACCGACAATTGACGTCCTCTTCGACACAGCCCGTATTGCCTGGCGTCATACCCGTACAGCCCCGAGGGCCAACCTCGAAAGGCTGATCGAGCGGTATTGGATTGTCCTGATAGGTCATGTGAGCCATCCGGTGGCTATCGCGCTCTCGACCATCCAGCTCGGCCAGCCAGCCCTTATACATCACCAGGCCTGCTTGGGAGGCCGCTTGGCGCGCGCCCTCCTGATTGCCGATCTCGCTGGCCTTGTGCATCTCAGTTCGGGCGATCCGCTCTCGCTCATAAGGCCGCTTTCGCACCTCAAACACATTCGAGATCCGCGTCTCGATCTCATTCATCACCTGGGGCACCGACCAATTGCCGGCCCGATCTGCCTCTTGCAAGATGGTCCTCAGCGTGTCGGCCATCCGTCGCTGTGTCGTATCGTTGATATCATCAGCAAACTTGATCCGCATATTGAGGATTGCTCGCAATACACGGGGATCGCCCAGGTCAAACGGCCGTGGTTGATCGAACCTAGATATCTCGGCCTGGCCCGAATCACGCACCACGTCTGTATAATAGGGTTCATAGAGGAGGGCAAACCACGCCGCCCATTTTGCCTTGTCAAAAAACTCCTCGACGTCTGTCGGATAGTCCTCAGGCTCCCCCTGTTTGCCGGTGGCCACGTGCCTGACAATTCCCCGCGCAACCCTCAGCCCCTTGGCCCCGCGTAGCGCTTCAAGAACCGCCGCCTGCTGTGTGCTAAAATCGTCCAGTAACTGGGCAGTCATTCGCTCTTCGTAGGACACATACCGTTCACGTCGCTGTTTCCATAGCATTCTATGATCGACTGTGCCATATCCAGGCACAGCAGCCCCCATACCGGCGCGCGTTTGGATCGCTTCGCCACCTATCCCAAGAGAACGCTCGATGGCATGCCGTAGCACCTGCAGCTCGCCCGCCAACTGATAGATGTTGTTCTTGGCCATCGTTTGCCCCTCACTTGCCTTAGTAGAATACGCAAAATACGCAGTGATACGCTTGCTACCCGACGGAGCGCTCAATAGCGCGCCTCAGCGCGTCAATCTCACCCGACAGATAGCGAAGCATTGCCTGATTGACCTTTTCGCTGCCCCGCCGCCGCGTTTGCCGCCCCAGGGCCTTGACCGCCAGCCGCAAGGCTTCGTGATTCGCAGGCACAGGAACTAGGCTCCATTCCAAAATCTCCCATGCCGTGTAATCGAGGCCGCCGTGTTCGTTCTCGCTGTACTCGCCTGGAATGAAGCCCACGCTCGCCGTCCGTATCCAATCGCCACGCCACAACAGACGGATCACGTTTTGTGGATCGTGTTCGTTCGCCGCCGGCCTCAGGTCAAAATCGGCGACGATCCCGGCCTGTGTGACCTCGAGGCTGTTGGTCCGGCCAATGGTGGCCCAGGGCGTCGTGTAATCGTGCCCCCACTGCACAACTGGATTAAGCATGTAGTTATCGATCTGCACGCCCCGGGGAAGCACCCGATCCCGATCCCGGTCGACTGCAGCCGTATTGATCAGGATACGCCCCCCATCCTCTCGCTTGCTTTTGACCTCGATCCCTAACTCTTTCCGTATGATCCCCATCGCTTCGCTCCTATGCTGGCCCGCCTTCGGGGGGGCACAGTACATTGTCCATCTGATCGACGACGCTCAGATAAAAGCCCAGGTCCTGATCTATGTGCTTTTCTACCTTTCGCTCTCCCAACTGCTCAGGATTTTGGACGACAACCACCGTCAGGTTGCAGGACATCGAATGCGCCTCTAGGACCTCTCTCAAACGTTCGGGCAGCTCAGGGCCATAACACAACCCGCGCGCAAGAAACCGGTCCATAGGCACCTTTCCAAGAGGGGAGGGACGGCCCCGCCCATAGTCGCCTACCAGGTCACACCCTGTCCACACCCAATCATTATCACCACGGCGCTCCTGTCTGATATACAGTACCGCCCGTGAATACTCAGGCACCACGGCCTCGACAACACAACCTTGCTCGCTCATTGTCCACTCCCTGCGGGGCCGTCGGCCCCAATCATCGCCCTGGGCGCTCTCTAGCACGCCTAGAGAACATTTGTGCGCCTTTTTTTCGTACAAATCGCCTAGCGGCGCGCTCTGCGGCCTTCTGTGCGACTTTTCGCCCACCACCGGCCCATTTTTCGCCTAGAAGCGCTCTAGGCGCCTTCTGGCGCATCCTCGTGGTCGACCTTGATCCCGGCCATCGCAGCGACGTGCTCTATCTGACGCCGATCGAAAAAGACAGACCGGCTAGCCCTAAACTTGGCTACTTGTCCCTGGTCAACCGCCCAATCCAACCGGGAGGCCGTCCCGAGTATCTTGACCGCCGTTTTCCAGTCAATAAGCCAGTCAGGGAGCTGGCCATCCCGTGCAGCCAGGTTACCAGGTCCTCGAGGATCCATCCCCAGAGCCTCGGCCAGCTCTGCAGCCCAGTCACTGCACAAAAACGCGCGCGCGTCCTCAGCGTGCCGGTTGCCGCGCTGCAGGTCCTGCCAGGCGCGCATGAAAATCTCTGATGTTAATCGAATGTACGCATACCGTGTACTAGGCAAGAGACGCTCCTCCTGCCCGCCGCCGATTGCGCCCGTTTCCTAGCTTGTAATCCCCAGCGCCGGGGCCTGCTCTTGCAGCCACGCACGCAGCACCTGCCCATGATCGCCGTCGTAATAGATCCGCTCACCAGAGATCAGGGTAGTCATCACATAAGGATTTGGGTACGATACATAAGGATTTGGGTACGATACCAAGTCAAATCTGGCCACCGCGGCCAGGTTGATCGCCGTGTGCGGCCCGAGGCGCAGGAGCTGCACCACCGGCCCCAAGGGCCTTTGGATGGTCACAGTTCTACTGTGGTTGTGAACCCTTGGCCCCTCCCCAGGTCCTGGAGAGCGCCGGCGCGCTGTTTGCTCAGTCACCGAGCACCTCCTCTCTGCAAGCGATCAACCTCGATCCGATGCAAGGCTCTCTGTCGAGCATGTCTACTCTTCTGACGCTCTCCGAGACCCGCGGTACCCAGCAACCACGCCGCCGCCTCAAGATCGCCCAGACTATCAAGCCCCCAACTACCATCAGCCCATTGCGCAGCCAGTCCGAGCTCGAGCATCAGATTGAGCTTGCGCCGAACAGTCCGGCACCCTCGCCCGGTCAACTCGACGATCTCAGCTACATCCATGCGACCCTGATCTGCCAGCAACTCATAGACCTGGTAACCCGTTTTTCCTAGACCCGACCACCGAAACACGTCAGCGGCCTTACTAGGACACTCTCTATACCCATGTTGTGAGGGAGTGTCCCAATAAGGCGACAAGTCGTCTTCCGGTTTGGTTAACCGGTACCTTGTTGCCAATGTGGCAGTGCTAAATTGAGCAACCTCCAACAGCTGATGGTCATCTATCAACCGCTGGGTGGCGTTACTTGCTGTATTGCGTCCTACGCCGGCTCTCTCGGCTAAATCTCTGCAGGACGCCGCGTAGATTTCTTTACAGCACGCTTGTACAATTCCTAGATGAGCAAGGTAGACGGCATGGTCGGTTGCCCCCGTTCGGCCTGGCCAGGGGCGATCATTGGCCCATTGTGTCAGCGCGCATGACAGTGCATAGGCTTCAGACACATTTGTCTCTGCAAAATCCTTGGCACTTTCGTAGGTTAAGCGCAGGTAGCGCAACGCATTGTCTCGATCTCTCCGATATAGCTCCTGAAACTTGCCGGGGCCTGGATGTCGTTTCAGCAGTCGCTCAATGTCATTGAATTGATGACCTGTGTTAATGAGCGATACACAGAGGGCCTGCTCTGCCTCACTCCTGGTAGCATAGCGCTGTAATGTTACCAAGTCGCCTTTGAGTAATCGCCAGGCCAACCTAGAGATTGCGAGGCCAGGCTGTGCTTCATACAGCTTCAAGTTTGGGATTGTGTCCAGACTAGGAAGCTTGAATATGTTCTGGTGGCTACCTGTAATATGACAGTACATAGACCCGCCGGGATGTATTGAAAAAGGAACTAGTCCATATTGTCCCTGGGCACGGATTTCCCAATCACCATAGCTTTGGCCTTGTACTGCCACTGGGGTTTTCAGCCAAAAATGCCCCCCCACGGCAGGATCACCATTGTCTACATTGCGTTTTACAGTCCACGTCCAAATGCCTTGATCGGCCAACCGGCGCAACCATTCATCGAATGCCTTTTGTGTCTCGCAGTCGATCAGCATTAGGTTTTCAGATGCGCGTCCACCGATCAGTGCCACATTGTGATCGTGTCCGTCTTCAAACATCGCGCGCACCTCAGCCATCGAAGGTTGTCGATCCTGATATTGCTTCCATCGACTATCGGCCCCTTTGCTACCAATAGGAAGAGCCAAAGGAGCTAGCCCAGATGTGTGATAGTCGAGAGCCATAGCGAGGGCGTCATGTGGCATATCGACCCTCCTCACTTGACGAGAGGGGGCCGTTCAGGGTATAATGGATACAGCAAATGAGGGCCCGCCGCTCCGTTTGCACCCGTTCGGTGCCGCCTGTGCCCCCGCGCAGGCGGCTGTTTTTTTGTCGATACGTCATGCCGTTCGCCCCTTTCTCGATTGTGTGGATCGCGGCGGCCACAGGCCCCGCTTGCTCAATCCTTCTCTCACCAGCTCGCG